GCCGCCGTAAACCCCGCATTCTGCGCGGCAAGCATACCGGCCTGTGTTGTTGTTCCTACTCCGCCTGCTGCCCCTCCTAGTGCCCCAGCGGCTCCGGCAGTAGCAAGAGCACTTCCTATTAGTATGGCAAGTTGCCTAGGACCAAAAGACGTATCTGGTCTTTGCGACTCTACTAATTGTTTTTGCACTCTATAATCCTGCTCCTGAAGTTCTTGCGGTGTAAATTCAGTAGAAAAGATTTTTAAATAGTCAGCTAGGGAACCACTCCCGTCTGGTATATTGCTCCATGCTTTTGGTACATCAGTTGCGGTTCTACCGTAAAGAGCATTGTATTTTTTTAGTGCTCTCTCTTTAACCGATAGGGTATTGTATCCGATGTCCATTACTTAGATCCCTTCGAATAACCCATGAATGGATTGACACTGAAAACTATGCTGACCTTGTCACCAACCTGTTTTCCACTCCACAGTTTCCACCCTAGGTTGATGCGTAGGCAGCGAGTAGCACTCCATGCCTTGACGTAGTACCACTGCCAGTAAGTTGTGCCACCTGATGTAAGTGAGCGCCTGACCAGTCCGTTAACTAAAGGGTGGTTGCTGACCATCTCATCCCCTTCGCAGGTGTAGGTAAAGCCTGGTTCTACCGTGAACCCAAGCACATCTTCAGACAGACCATACATGCTGTTGCGATAGAGCCAGAAAACGCGATTCACATATTGCTTCCAGTAGGCGTCCTCATCTCTATAGGGACGGTGCTCAGCCCACCCGTCATCCCCATCCAAGGGATTGTCTGGCGTCTGGAACCACCATAACCATCGTGGCAACCAGCCAAGTTCACTGGCGAATATAACCACAAGCGGGGCCAGGAACAGGTTGGCTATTGATGCAGTCCAGTTGGCGAGAGTGAAGAGTGTGAATCTCATGCCATTACCTAACGCGGCGGGCAGAGAGACGCCCCTGGAACTGGGGCGTTCCGGCAGAATAGTTCGCCGTAACCTTAAGGTAGTATGTTGTAGAGCCTGCGATACTCACCCTTTTTGGAGGGACGACAAGACTCAAATTGTATGCAGCGCCGGGAGCACCACAACTTGCTGCTGTATCACCAGCAACAACCCCTGTCGCACTATTGCCAGATACTGTACCTATGCCGACAGTCGCACTTACTGCCGTCGCTCCGTTCAAGGTGTAGACACAGTTTAGGGAAACATCCCAATCGCCTTCAGTAAGTGTGATGGATGTGATTTCGCTATATGTTCCAGTTACCGGGGCGTTAGTCGGGCCCCCAGTCCCTTCCACGTATTCCCCGACGTACCCCGCTGCGGCGGCGTCATTGACAGTCGTTCCCACGATGCCTGTTGATGCGGTAAGGGCTGAACACGCAAGGGGCGCTAGTGCGTTGGCCGCAGTACGAACCGATATTCCCGCACCACCTCTAGTATGCCGTATTGATGTGACAGTCACGCCGCCAGCGTTCAGCGAAATATATGCATCGCCTACCCCGTTGTACGATTCTATCGCCGCCGTCGAGTAGTCTGACTGGTCATCTCTGCGGAACTCCTGCCGTGCGGTGAAGATGTTTGCGGTAGCCAATCTAGCAACTTCCTGCGCCTGCGGTGCCTGTGCCCCGGTCGCTCCTGCTGGTACAGCAACGGCACCTGTGAAAGTGGCACCTGCAAGGGCGGCTTTACCTGTAAACTGTGTTTGGATTGCACTTGTTACACCTGCCACATAATTTAACTCCGTACCTGTAGCTGTAACAGAAACAGCCCCCAATGTAAAGGGAGTGGGTATTGTTACAGTTCCTGTAAATGTAGGTGAGGCAGTAGGTTGTATAGCAAGAGCCGTCCTAGCTAAAGCGGCGGTAGTGGCACCGCCAAAGACATCCCACACCAATGCATCAACGTCATTAAGCCATGCTGTATTTATTACTGTTACTAAATCTACGAATGTGGTAGATGCCATATTATTCCTTTAATGATGAAAAACCAAACCACCTTGGACACAACTTATTGAATTCCCTGCCTTAGCTGCACCCCATGTAGCATATACCTCTACTAAATTACTTGTATCTGTATTTATAGTCGTTGTTGTCACAGCAGCCGACGAGATTGAAGCGATGTCTGTTTTGAATGTTGCAAAATCTACAAATGTACCACTAGCACCAGAAGAACGCACAGTCATAGAGTATTCAGCCTTCCACCCAGAATTAGTTATATTCTTAGGTGTTATTACTAAAGTCTTCTGTGTAACTCCGGCAACTTTAAATTCTATAGTAACTGTCTCTGCTGCTGTAGCCGCATCTATAGAACCAAGTAAGGATAAGATTATCTGCTCATCTTTATGAACTTCATCTGCTAATAAAGTATAAGAATATAGTAATGTAGATGTTACCGTATTTACTACAGTTGTTGTACTTGTCTTTACACCGGCACTTGTTGATACTGCGTGTGTATTACCATTAGTTACATACCAGTGCCCATCTATGTGTTCTACTTTATCTAGTATTTTAAATATAAAGCCAAACCAACTTTGCCACATATGACTGCCAAAATCATTATTATGTACAGGAGGAGGAGATAAAAACATTATGAGTCCATATCCTTAAATTCAATATCTAGAGCCTCTAACCTTAAATCTGTATCTGCTACATGTACAAGTTCAAAGGCTCTCAGTCTACTCATACCTAAATTACTAATGTAAGACCTGTTTTGTAGATCCACAGTGCGTCCCGTATTCCACGTCTTATAGTCATCATCTGACCACCTAATAGTTAAATTAGATGTGGTAGAAGGTCTATCTCCAATTACCTCCAGTCTTGCCATACTCTTTCTATTCCTAGTTCCAAAGTCTAAGTTATTTGTTACTAGTTTAGTTGTTATAGCATTTGTACCATCTTTATAGGTATTGGCTACACTACTACCTATAGGGGCAGGAGACATTTCATATATATCCCCTGTACTTTTATCTAAGATAACTGTATTTGTATAATCTTGACTATTAGCTACGTGAGGTCCAGAGACAGGAAAACTACCAAAGAAAGATGTTTGTTGTCCTGTTGTAGAGTCTAAACTAGACCATTCATGCCAGAGACCCTCTGTTACATCGTATACCAGAGTACGTTTAAAATAGGATAAACCTGTACCTAAACCTGCAATAGCAATACCGGCAACAGCAATACCTGCTATAGCTTGGTTACTACCTTGGGTACCTTCAAAGGAGGTAACAAAAAAGTCATGCCCTTCGTACGAGAGGTAGAAACTATTTACAGTCTCAGAGAATACTACAGATTCTACAGAAGCAAGTATTTTATCTATAGGGGTGGTAGAAACTTTAGTTAAACCACCACCGGCTAATTGGTGCGCACTAAGACCACCATTCTGATTTCTAGAGATCCATAGTAGTTTGTCTTGTATTTGAACGACAGTATTTGCTGAAACACACCCTATAGATAAAGCCCTTTCTACAATTCGAGATAGAGGACTACCTGTAGCATTAGCAGCATTATAAAAGAACTCAGTGGAATATTCTTTAAAACACACTAACATATTATTATACTTTGCTATAGTTACACCATGATCCGGGAACATTTCAGCAGAAGTGTAATTTAAAGAATTAAAACTTGTAGGTGCCTCTAAATCAGCATTATATATGGCATGCCCACTACCCCCAGACACCTCAGCAAAGGCAAATAAATAACCATCTATAGAGATTATAGATCCTAAAGCTGTGAGAGGATAATCAGCATCTGTTACTTTAGTTACAACAGAACTGGAGCCTATCATAAATAATTGAGAGGGTAAGGCAGTTGTTACAGGAAACTGTAGCATTGTAACCTGACTTCCCGCATTACTAGAAAGCTCAAAGAAAACTTTACCTGATCCTGTAATAATAGGACTTACTCTTTTAGTTGCTCCACTAGAGGCACCAGGATCTGCCCCTACACCCGTAACCGTAAAAGTATCATTTGCTACTGTGGTTGTAGTTACTGCTGCAACAGTTAAAACTGCTGAGTATGCTGCCGGAGATATACCACTAGACTTTACCTGCTGCCCAACGATAAACCCATGTGCAGCGGCAAATACAAATGTAAAGGTTCCACCAGCGGCAGCACCCCAAGTTACACTGGTAGGGGTCTTACGTATAATATCGGTAACTGTTGTTAAGTCGGCTGTAATGGAGTATAAACCATCACCAAAAACAGCATAAAATAGATTATGTGTTTTATTATAAGTAAACCCCCTAGCATCGGATAAAGAGACAGTTGTCTTTTTATTCCAACCAGGGCGCTTACGGATCTTTGTCCCTTGTTCTCGCTTCTCAACAAAAGCGTTAAGCAATAGAAAATCCTTATCATTTAGATAACTTCTATTGCTTTGCGTATCCGCTAAAGGGACACGAATAACATTATTTTTATATGAGTTCTGCATTATCTAATTGCCGGTGTAAATATTACAGACGTATCCTCAGCATCAAATCCAAGAGCACTTGCTTTTGCTTCCATCGCCTCCTGTCTAAGGAGGGTACGTTCTCTAATAGAGACACTAAAAGAAGGGGCTATTTGATAGGCTAAATTAATCTTAATAGCTTGGTACCACTCTTGGGGGAAGTCTGGTGTATCTGTACTACTATCAAAGTCAGCAAAAGGGGAGTGGTATGTAATATGTAGCGTTTTAGTAGTTGTATCTACAACAGGGTATAAATAAATAGTAGCATTAGTTAATTGGGGGTCATAGTAGTAATTAGAGGATGTACCAGAAGAAGTCTTTAAAGACAACTCCTCATAGGTTTGTTTAGGCATTGGTGACAAAGGGGTATCCACACCCGTAGCACTATCTCTAATATAAGCATTTAAAAGCCTTAGAGGGCGTGGTACGTCGATTGTTAGCCCTGTACCAATGGTGTAGGAGGCAACACCACTTGTTAGTGCCTTGGAGGTCTGTTTACGCGCCCACAACTGTAAGCCATCTGCCTGCCAAGCCTTGACCATAGCGTTAAGGATACGAGAAGCATTAGTAACCTGAGAGGTGGTAGGAGTATCCTCTTCTCCTATGGCCCCAATATGTAGCAAAGCATCTGTTATAAGTTGATCGCGTGTGTACGAAAAATCATAGGTGGAAGGCATTTAATACTCCGTATATCTTGCTACATACCATGTTGTTCCTGAATAGACTACTGTAACAGTACCACCTTTACCTGCTGGAATGGTATGGATGCCATTAATAGCTACAGTGTAAGTATCACTACCACTAGGGACTTTCCGCCAAATATTAAAAGCGACTCCTTCTCTGGCATTTGTAGTAGATAAAGTAATTGTCCTATTGGCAGTTAGGGCTGTTGTAAAATGCTGATCCACATAGTCTGTTCCTACTACAAGTGTCTTACTTGCATCTCCAACCTCTTCAAATGATTGTTCATCATCATCTGGGGAAGACCAAGGAATAGGACTTTCCCTAACAACAGGTTTAGCACTATCTGCCGGGTGCCGCATCTCCCAATCATCTTTACATACCCGCAATCCATCCCATCTCTCTCGTAAAGCAGAGGCGTGGAATTTAAATCCACATACATCGCAAATAGCTACCCAATCATGAGGTTTCCATTTAGTCTTCATTTTGCTGCTCGTTTTTTCCTATTGGCTTCTTTTGTTAAGTTTGTCTTTGCACTGACAACCCGAACATTACTTTTATTCTTAGAACCTCCAGCAGATAGAGGTTTAATATGATCTGCTTGTCTCGGATCACCTACTTTTAATCCTGATTCTTTTCGTGCTTTATTTCTCGCTACCCTATCTCCATCCCTATTGGGGTGTTTCTTTTCATAGAGTTTTTCTTCTTTTTTATAATCTCTTTTTCCGTTTGTTGTGTAGGGCATATTATTTTGACCTTATCTTTACTAAGTGAACACCATCCCGTTTATCTCTTTCCCACTCCGCAGACTTAACACCCTGCGATATTAGTGCCTCACGGATGCATCTCAACTCGGCGCGAGTTGGAGCGCGGTGGGCGGCATAAATACGAGCATTATTATCTACAACATCAATCGTGCATGCCCACGACCAGGGCCAGGGTATCTCGTCCGTACCCGTGTGTACCCTGAGTATCCCGGCATGCCCCTCAGTCCACTGTATTGATCCTTTCATCTTGCCGTTTTGCACTAAACACCTACCCCTAGTAAAGTACGAAGTCTTGCTATAAACCCCTCTGCCCCAGGGAATCCAGAGAAAGAGGCAGTAATATTATCTAGTTGACTTGCAAGTACCCCAACAATAGTTGTAGTGCCTGACATACTCATTTCACTGATATCAAGTGTAACAGTAATATTACCTACTACAGTTGAGGTTCCTGATAATACAGTAGCACTATCATCTAATGTTACAGCAATAGACCCTGTAATAGCAGAACCTATTGACCCATCTAAAACTGTTACAAAATTATCTAGTGTGTTAGTTAATGTACCTGTTACTGTAATAGTACCAGACAAGCTAGTAGCTGCATCTTCTAAAGAGGTGGTTAAACTCCCTGTAACTGTAGAAGTACCAAATAGGGAAGATATAGCATTTTCTAGATTATTAGTTATAGTACCTAATATAGAAGTTGTTCCAGAAAATAAAGTAGTAAAACTATCTAGAACACTAGAGATAGTACCAGTTACACCACCCGCACTCGGCAGGAATATCGAGACGATCCGCGGCTCAAGCAATTCTGCCCATGGACGCGAGGACAGGCTCTGTAGCTCGGCATCGGTTACAGCCCCATCGATCACGGCGATGAACTCGAAATCGGCTACGCATGGATTATCCACCGTGTTTCGCACGGCTGCGCCAAGCGCGATAGAATTAAGCCCGCCACCAGTAGGCATGACGACTAAACTATCTACAACGATTACCCCGCCGCCCATCGCACCACGCAAGTTGTTTGCACCGGCGAGCGTCGCTGCTTTGTATGAGGTGAACGGCGAAACCGGCGCGCCGCCTGAGAGCGTGATAACTCCCGAAAAATCGTTGTTATTTGATGATTTTATGGTACCTGTTACATCCTCATAAACCCCGTACCAGTTCGCCAAGTCCCGCCGCAACAACGACCACGACACGCCGCTTGCCGAAATCCGCGAGCATCCGACGACAACGGTAAACGGGGCTACCGCCGAAAACCCGTCCAGCGGCAGGTTGATATACGTGTTTCCTGCGCCCGCAGTCCGAATCTTGTACGGCAAAAACTCATGCCCCGCGCCTACCGCAGTTCCACTGGCGATACCCGTTACGAGGTTGACGCGCCATAAATTCGCATTCAGGACGTAGAGTGCCTTCAACCGTCCCGCATACGCCGGATTTATCCCAACCGGATATTGCGGCTGCTTCCTCCACGGGATTTTGCGCGATATCATTTAGGCAGTCGTGTAGGTGATTGGACGATAGGACACCACACATCCAGTTCCAAGTGCTGCTCCACAATTATTGCGAATAGCCAAACTCCACCCATCCGGTACTACGCCGCCAAACAGTTGGGCCAGGCTAAAAAACCCATCGAGAGGCTGGGACGTTATTTTGTACGGCAGTGAGATGGCATGAGGCATGCTGTTCGGGTCTGAAATACTCGCCGTGCCTTCCGTGCCGGTTGGTCGTGTAGTCGTACCGAAATTTGCGCCAGGTGTCCACGCCGATCCATCGTACATCCAGGGCACCGCATATACATGGACGAGCGAATCGTTTGCGGGCGCGGTTGCTGCTGTAGACAGTAGGATTTTGACCTCTACGTCCACGGCTTTGACAGTCGTTTGATTATCTACCCTGTCAGATTGCCACCCCGCGTAGGGGTCTGTTGTATCTATTGCCAATGACTGTAGATTTGTCACTGTCAGTGCGGTCCAAGTGCCATATGCGATATTAGTAGCCATGTTTAGCTCCTACGTGCCGCGTCAACATCGTTAGCGGATACAGAACCCTCGAACGTGGTTATACCTGGGGAGGCATCGCTACCAGTACCGGAGGAAAACAACTGTTCCACTCGTGTCGCTTTGCGCTTCATGGCGGATAGCAATGCTGCTTTCAGCACGGTTTGGAGGCCACATAGATCGGATAGCGCCTGTTGTACTGACGGATCACGGCAGTCAACAGTCTCGCTTACCAACCAAAGCAGAGAATCCCGTTTACCCACTGTGAGATTGTCCATCTGCGACGCACCTTTGATGATGGCTGCTCGTGCATCGCTAGGTGTAAAACTGGATTTCCACACGATAAAATCAGGTGATGCCAGGGCGTTTAGCGCGGTAGCAATAACCCCCAGGCCATCTCCATCGCTAGGTTGTGTTGCCAGTGCTGGGTCCGCAAGAATGGCCGCTTTCAGTACTACTTGTTGTGCTGGTGTCATATTAGTTATTTCCCGCAGTAATAGTACCACCTGTAGAGATGGAAACAGGTTGAGTAATTACAATAGACACAGTAGTAAGGTTAAGATCTGCACCAGAAGTACCTACAGTACCATCTGCTACAAAAGTAGCCAAATCGTCTAGCATACGGAACCAAGTAGCTGTACCTGTAGCATTAGCACTTGAATCCTGCGTAACAGCAGCAAAAGTAGCTACACCACCAGTAATGGATGACGTGGATGTAGTACTAAAGACAAGCTCTGCCAGGAGAGTAGTAACAGTACCCCCTTTAGCTGGTTGTGTACCATCATAGATACGGATGAGGCCACCTGTAGTTCCAGCATCGATAGCATTGGTAATCTGTGTTACCATGCTAGTACGAATACTGTCAGCAATCTTAAGAGTCATTATTGTACTCCTTTATTGTAATTAGCTAGGAGAACAAGAGAAGCCTCAAGTGCTTCTTCTTTATCAGGGTATGTTTTTTCTTCAACCATAGAACCACTATTACGATTATATACACGGACAGTGTAGGTGTGGTCAAAGTGTCCAATCATCTCGTGATAGAAAGGTTGTTTATTAGCAACTGTAATTGTCTGCTCTTTCATTGTCATCTCCCGCATACGAGACATCGCAGAAGGGGGTTTAAACTTCTTCATAATAAATTTAAACATCTTACACCTCTACATAAGTAATAATACAACCTGTGGAGGTTGCAACAGATAGATTAATATTTAGAGCCTCCCCAGAGGCAGTTTGAATCCAACCACCTAGATTCTCACTCAAGGAAAATCCTCCATTAGCTGCTAAAGGAAAGGTGGCTGAAACATCTGTAGTTGCAGATTGAAATTTTACACTGTTGGCTAGGGTACTAATAACAGTAGCACTTAATACCCTAATCTTCTTTCCTGTAACAGCGGCTACTAAGGATGTATTCCCTGTAGCTGCTGTAGTTACATTAGCTCGTTTAATAGCAACTACATTATCATTGTCATCGACAAGATAACCAGTTACTCGTGAGCGTTCACGTACCCAACCTAGAGACATACTATATCTCCTTAGTTGATTACAGCAAAGTTAATCTTGATGGTACCATTTAGAGCAGCAGCAGCAGCATTGTTACGAATAAGAATGACAGCACTACCAGCAGCAGGGGTAACGAAATGTACTGAGGGTTCTCCAGCAGTTGCAGTACCTTTACCAACAGATACTAATACGGTAGAAAGAGCAGTAATTTTAGAATTGGTTAAGGTCATGGTATACGTAGCAGCGGCAGCAGTGGTTAGTGCCTCAGTCGTAATTTGACCTGATTGACGATTGATGGTAGTAGCACCCGCAGTAGAGGTGGCAGTACCTGGAACAGTTACAAACTCATCAGCTTTTAGTTTGTTTTTAAAATAGGAAGTAGTACCGGGCATATTAATTCTCCATTATCACAGATTAGTAGGATTACTAT